TTCTACGCCGCCGGTCAGGGTGGACAGGCCCAGCAGGGACGGCGCGGTGGTCGCGGCGACCATGACGGCGGCGTAGAAGACGCCGGTCCGGCTGATCTGGACCGGCGTGGCCAGCGCGAGGGTCTTGACGGTGTTCGCCGCCCACGCCGCGGAGGCCTGGTCGGCGGACTGGCCGAGCAGCGCGGGGGTGGCGGAGTCGTCGTAGAGGGCGAACCACCAGTGGGTCGGGACGCTCGCCGCGGTGCCGCCGGAGGAGAACGCGAGCGAGGTGACGGTGTCGCCGGCGTACAGCGGCAGCGCGGTGGCCAGCATGACGCCGGAGGTGAGCGCCGCCGAGTCGTTGAGGACGAGCTGGCGGGCGATGTTCTCCCGGGACAGGCCGGCGGGCTGGCCGGCGAGCAGCCAGTTCGGGTTCTTCGGGCCGTAGCGGCCGTTCACGAGAGGCATGTCAGGCCGCCGTTCCGCCGTCGGCGCCGCCGTCTGCCGCGGGCTGGCCGCCGTCGGCCGGGGCGCTGAAGCCGGTCTTGACCGCCGCCTTCTTGCCGGTGTCGGGCGCTGCCGGGGGCTCCTCGGCCGGGGCCGGTGCGGTGTCGTGTTCGGCGTCGGCGTCCAGCGCGGCCCGGGCGCTGCGGGCGTCGATCGTGGCCTGCGCGGCGGCCATGTCCTGGTGCTGCTCGACCAGGTCGCTCGCCTGCGCCTCCAGCTGCTCGGCGCGGCCGGCGACCGCCTGCCGGACCCGCTCGACCTCGGCGCGCACACCCGGCACGCGCTCCTCGGCGTAGATGAGGCAGTGCGCCAGTTCGGCCCGCAGCGCGGCCAGTTCGGCGATGAGCTTGTGGGGCATCCCCTTCTCCTTCGGCTGGTTGGTGCCGGGCCGCCGCCAGGGGGTGAGGCGGCAGCCCGGGTCAGGGGATGGCTCAGAAGCCGGACGGGGCGACCAGGCCGGTGCCCTGGATGGTGGAGATGGTCTCCGGGCGCCGGTTCGGCATGAACGCCACGTAGTTGAACAGCTGGAAGCGGACCTGGAGCGTCCCGGACAGGACCTCCTGGAGCATCCGGGTCCTCATGCCGCCTTCCCACAGGAACAGGTCGGAGGTGCGCATGGTGGTGACCACGTCCTGGTTGGTGCCAGCGCCGAGGTTGGACGGGATGTTGCCGTCGGCGAGGATCGGCAGGTTCAGGATCCGGCCGACCGGGCCCTCCACGTCGCCGCCGGTCTGCAGCGCCAGCGGGTTGAACGGCGCGTTGGTCTCCGGTACCAGCAGCGGCCGGGAGTTGCCATCGAGCTGGCTGGCGCCCCAGTACCAGCGCTGCGGGGTCATGAACACCGCGGTGGGCGGCATCTTGCGGTTGCGCGCGGACTGGGAGATGCCCTGCATGATCGGCACGTACATCTTCGGCAGGGTCGGCGAGGCGTCGGTGTAGGTGACCGTGTTGATGCCGGAGACGTTGAGGACGCCGAGCAGCTGGCCGGAGGATCCGGTGCCGTTCCAGGACTGCGTGTCCAGGCGCTGGTTGTAGTCGGCGTGCAGGTCCGCGAGCAGGATCTCGTCGAACGACACGGGGGACTGGTCCAGGAGCTGGATCGCGACGTCCTGCTGGCCGGCGATCGTGCGCACCGGCGCGGTGACGAAGGTGTCGGTGGCGTCCTGGCTGGTGACGGCGGCGGCGTCGGCGGACTGGACGCCGGTCGCCGTGCCGGTGGCGATCTTCGGCACGTTGATGCTGTCGGTGCCCGGCGGCAGCGTCAGGTTGCGCACCGCGTTGGCCAGCGTGCGGCCGAAACGCGGCAGGTCGACGTACTGGTCGATCAGCCACAGCGGCGGCACGAAGTAACCGCCCTGCCCGTCGGTCCTGTTCGGGTTGGTGCGGCGCTCGAAGGTCGAGCCCTCGGGCATGCCCCGCATCTCCTCCTCGGCCTTCGCGCGGCGCCGGGCGTCGCGCTTGGGCATCTCCACGGCCAGCTCGCGGGCGTGCTGCTGCAGCCGGCCGCGGGCCTCGGAGTCGGCGAGGATCTGGGCCTTGGCGAGGTCCTGGAAGTAGGACTGGCCGTTGCCGCGCTCGTAGGTGAGGGGCTCGCGCGTCACGGTGACGGACGGCGTGTAGCGGCGGGCGACGTCGGCGGCCTGATCGTCGCGGACGAGCTGCTCGTCGAGCTCGGCGATACGGGCGTCGAGCTCGCGGATCTCGCCCTCCAGCCGGTCGAAGTCGCCGCGCTCCTCCTGGGTGAGGTCGCGCTTCTCGGCGGTGGGTGCGGTCAGGATCGCGTCGAGCTTGGCCTTGGCCTCGGCACGCCGCGCCTGGAGCACCGTGATGAACTCACGGGACATGCGGACTTCCTTGTCTCGGTAGGGGTGTTGGCGTGCCCGCCCTCTCGGGTGGTGGTCCGGGTGGCCGTCCGGGTGCACGGGAGTGCGGCGCGGTCGGCCGGCGCGGCTCCGGCGCGGCGGCAGGCGGGGGATGGTTCAGAGGGCCAGCGCGCGGGCGCGGGCCTCGTGCAGGGCGAGCGCCGCGGCCGGCTCGGCCACGGGCGCGGGGGTGAACTCGGCGGCCAGGCGCTCGAACACCTCGCGCCGCTCGTCGGCGGACAGCCGTTCCAGCTGCCCGGAGAGCTGGCGGGCGTTCAACTGGGCGCCGGCGGTGTGCGGGTTGGCGCCGAAGTTCACGACGCTGACGTCGCCCTTGTTGAGGGAGACTTCGAGGATGTCGCGCTGGTCATAGTCGGGGGACCACTGCTGGCGGAGCACGTAGAACGCGAAGCTCATCTCGTCGACGTCGCCCCTGTCCATCGCGGAGCGCAGGTCCTGCACCAGGGAGCTGGCCGGGTCCAGATCGGCCTCGGTGTACAGGCCGGTGTCGTCCTCGGACAGATGCATGGTGCCGGACCGGGTCCTGGCCAGGGTGAGGCCGGAGTGGTTGATGAGGAAGGGAACGTCGGCGCCCTCACTGAGCGTCTTCTTGAAGGCGCCGGCCCGGACGACCTCCGTGAAGGGGCCCAGCCAGTCCTCCATCTCGTAGCCCTGCTCGGTGACGCTCGCGTAGCCGGTGAACGTCAGCGTCTCACCGCCGGTGCCGTTCGGCTTGGAGCGCAGCTCCGCGCCCTGGAACGGCCGGTTGCGGCGCTGCAGTTCGGTGGGCCGCGCGGCCCGGGCGGACAGATCCATCACGGCTCCTTCGACAGGTCGGGGGCGGGCGGCGGCGGAGCGCCCGGGTCGCCGGCGCTGCTCGCGCTGCCGGACTGGGCGGAGTTCAGCGGCGCGTTGATGTCGTCGCCACCGGGGACCGGGGGCAGGTTCTCCCGGGCCCGGGACTCGTTCTGCGTGAGGATGCCGCCGGTGCGGGCCTGGACGTAGTAGGCGAAGCGCCCGGCCGTGTCGGTCTTGAGCAGCGCGCTGGTGTCGAACACGGCTGAGGTGCCGCGCGGCAGCATCGCGCTCCAGCCGTCCTCGAAGACGCCGAGCCAGTCGTCCAGGGTGTAGGTCAGGAACCCGAGCGACTGCTGCTCGATGCCGGTGCCCCAGCTGGTGGTCCGGTCAACCTGGCCGAGCATGTGCGGTGGCACGCCGTACAGCATCGCGATGTCCAGGTTCTGGCCCGCCCGGGTCTGCAGGAACTGCGCGTCGTCCGGCGAGATGCTGATGGGAGTCCACTTCGCGCCGCCGCTGAGCACACCGATCGCGTGCGCGTTGCGCATGCCGGTGTGACTCGCCTCGAAGGCCTCCTTCATCTGGCGGGCCTTCGCCTTGTCGAGGTCGCCGTCGACCGTGATCACACCCGACAGGTGCGCGCCCTGCGAGAAGAAGCGGGCCCCGAACTCCTGAGCGGCCAGGCCCAGCCCGATCGACTGCCGGGCGTAGGCGATCGGGCTCATGCCGGTCGGCTCACCGGGCATCGCCATGCCCATCAGGTGCAGCATGTCAGCCGAGGGGACCGACTTCCGGTTCACCTCGTACGTGCGGGCACCCGTGTCGTCGACGTCCACCTTGACGTGGTCCGGGTGCACGACCAGCAGCCGCGAAGGGCGGAACAGGTAGTCGCGGGCAGTGATGATCCCGTACCCGTTGCCGCGCAGCAGCAGGCTGATAGCCAACTGCTTGATGCCGTCGCGCCGGGAAGGGAACTGGACCGAGTTCTGGCCGCCGAAGGGGTCCTGAACGATGGTCGGCTGCGGATCGATCGGCACTGTGATGCCGCCAGCCTGCGGGCGCATCGCGTTCAGCGGCAGCCCGGCCAACCGGGTGGAGATGATCCGCACGCACGACCACACCGCCGACAGCTGCAGCGCGGTCTGGTCACTGACCGGCACTCCGGCCGCCGAGAAGGAGGCCAGCGACCCGTTGGTAGGGATGCTGGAGTCGCCGAACTGCTGGATGGTGCGGCGCTCGCGCTCAGTCGCCCTGCGGAGCAGGCTCACGGCCGATCACCCACCCTACGAGGAGCAGTTCCAGGCCGAGCACGATCAGGCCGGCCACCGGGTGCAGCCACCACGCCGCCGTGTCCAAGCAGCCCAGCCCGGCCACGTCGATCGCATCGGACAGCGGGGCGCGCGGTACGCGCAGCTTCCGGAGGTGCTTCACCGGGGCACCTCCTCACAGGTCGGCCCAGCTCCAGAACTGGGGCTCGGGTTCAGGCGCCGGCTGCTGGCAGGCGCGGTCCAGGGCGATGATCGAGGCGACGGCCGCGTCGATCTTGCGGGGGCTCTGCTTGGCTTCCTTGAAGATCATCAGACCGCGTCCGGTCGGCTTCACCACGGCGTTGCCGATGTGGCGGGCCAGGACCGGGTTGCCGGAATGGGTGAAGCGCCCATTCATCACGCCCTCGAAGAAGCGGCTGGTGGCCGGCACCATCCGGGCCGGGCTCTGCGGGTACTCCACGGCCGGCAGCCCCTCGGACTCCAGCACCTGGGCCGTGCGGGCCCAGCGCGCCGGGTCCATGACGATCTCCCGCACGTTCCAGCGCCGGCATGCGGCCCGGATCTCCTGCTCGACCTCCAGGATCGGGACCACCCAGTCCGGGCCCGCGTCCTTGGGCCGCTCCCACACCTTCACGACGTCCAGGTGCGGCAGCCGCAGGCCCGCGTTGCGTTCGGCCCACAGGCGCTGCTTCTCGTCGTCGTCCAGCTCGGCGTGCTCCGGGGCGTCCGGGTCGAAGACCAGCCGCTCCGGCACCCAGCAGACTGTCAACGCCGTGCAGTCGTTGTTGAAGCTGCCGTCGAAGCCCAGGGCGACCTCGGCGCCGTCCGGGATGACCGTGTCCGGGGCCGCGCACTTCTCCCACGCGCCCTCCGGCAGCCACACCGTGGCCTGCGACACCCAGATGTTCAGGCGCTTCGTCTTGTAGTCCGCCTCGGGCGTCTTGCGCAGCGCGGCCAGCATCTTCTCGGGGTCCAGGAAGTCGCCCATCGCCGGGTTCGCCCTGCCCCAGACCTCCGGGTCGCGGTAGTCGAATCCCTTGACCCGGTCGTTGGTCTCGTAGATCCGGGCGCCGTACCGCGGGTCGTCCAGCTCGCCGGACATCAGCTTCCTGGCGTACTGGTACTGCGTGTAGCAGACCGAGTCCTCGCCCGAGCTGTCGGTCTTCACCCCGAACGTGGAGATCGCGCACACCAGCGGCTGCTCGCGGGTGTCCGAGCCCTGGTTCATGACGTTCCACAACTCCCAGTTGGGCTGGGCGTGCAGCTCGTCGAACAGAACCCTGGAGGGGTTCAGCCCCTCCTTGGTGAACGCCTCGCTGGACAGCGCCCGGTACACCGAGCCGGTGGCCGGGTACTCGATGGCGTCGCGGTAGACCTTCAGCAGGCCGCCCTGCTTGCTGTCGAGCTCGGGTGACATCTCGACAGCGGCGCGGACCTCTTTGAAGATGAGCTTCGCCTGCTCCTTGTCGGCCGCGCACGAGTAGACCTCGGCGCCCTGCTCGTCGAACAGGCCGTCGATCGCAAGCCCGGCGCCGAGCAGGGACTTGGAGTTCTTGCGGGGCACCAGCAGCAGGTACGTCCAGTACTGCCGGCGCCCCCGCTCGTCCAAGCGCAGGATGTCGCAGATCAGGTCCGCCTGCCAGGCGCGCAGCTTCACCAGGTCGCCCCGAGAGGGTCCCTTGGTCAGCCGCAGGTACGACTCGATCAGCTCGCAGGCGAAGATGCCGTCCGTGCTGTCCTCGCGCCAGCGGGACTTCGCCGGGTCCCACAGCTCGGGGCCGCGCGGCAGCGTCCTCGGGAACCGCGGCGGGGCCGCCGGCCTACGCGCCACCGGTCCTCTTGGCGCGGCGCTCCAGCATCTCCTCCAGCTTGCTCTTCACCTTCACCTCCGCCATCCCCAGCCGGGCCCGGTCCGTCGGTGTGAACCCGCACAGCGACTCCCACTTCGTCATCTGCGCCTCCAGGGCCCGGACCTCGGACAGCAGCGGGTTGGCCCGGCGCTGGCCCATCGAGCCGGCCACCATGTAGCCCTCCTCGGCGATCGCCTCGCGCAGCGCGTCGCGCTCCTCGTGCGCCTCGCACAGGCGGGTCATGATGTCGAGGTCGGTCATCGGTGACAGCCACGCCTGCCCGGCCGTCCACAGCCGCTCCCACGCCGCCCGGCCGGTCTCGCCGAGCGTGGCCGGCGGCGGCGGAAGGTGGGCGACTGCGGCGAGCTGCACAACCGGCTCGGGAAGCGGCCGG